TGCCTCTTTCCATTAAATTATCATGAATCGCCAGAGCGGCCGCAGTCATCACCTTTTGATTAGGATCAACCCTCTGTCCCTGTTGAGCCGTTAACTTAAACCACGGATTCTGCTGCATCCACTGCTGCTGACGCGGATCGAGAGGCGCGGGAGCGGGTGGACGTTTCGGGGGCAACGGTGGCAACTTCCTTTTAGCCTGAGTGCGCCTCTTGGTCTGTGTTTCCCGTGAAACAATCTCACGGTGTTCTGCCTGAGCATTGTTAAGACCTTTCTGGGCCTGAACCATCTTCTCAGTATCCCCTTCCTCGTGAGCCGTCTTGTACCTCTGCTCCGCCTCAGCAAGCTGAAGCTCGGTCTTCTTCTTGACCGACGATATCAGGGCATTCTCACCTCGCTGCAAGGTGGTTTTAAGCTTCAGATTTTCACTATGAAGCTGCTTGGTAACTCGCACGGCCTCTTCGGTCTTACGTTCAGCCTCGCCGCGTTTCCGTCTGTCTTCATGATTAACAGCACGTAGCTTGTTAATCCGCTTCTGAACTTTCATCCCATAGGTTTCAAGTTCGTCCTGCGTAATATCATCAATAAACTGTGACGTATCAATCTCCGCTTCAGCGGCTCTAGCAGGTTTCTGCTCCTCGACGGGGGTGTCATCAACAACCTCCACCTCCTCAGTTAGGGCTTCTTCCTGATTTATCACTTGCGCCGTCACACCAAAGAACTGCTCTTCGGGGGACGTTTGGCTCTGTTTTACCTCTTCAGCTTCGCTCATATCTTTACAATACCTCGCGGGTCTTCAACAACAGCTTCAACGCTGTCATCGTTAATTATCCTAAATTCCTTCCCATGAACTAAGAACCGAGTGCCGGAATAAGCCCTCATTAAAATAAAGTCTCCTTCCTTGCAGTAAGGCCCGTTAAAACGCTTGGTGTCCTTATAGGCATCAGGGCCAAGTTTTACAACCAACCCTACCACAGAGCCTACTTCTTCAATCTCCAAGGCTTGTTGGGATTTGATAATGCCCCCCTCCGTCTTTTCATCCGGTTCGGGCATCGCAATCAGAATCTTGTACCCTTTCGGGTCAGGAAGCAGGTGTGCTTTCCGGGGTGTTTCAGTGGAATTGATTTCAACCTCCACCGCTGATGCTAATGCTTCTGCCATTAGTTTGTCCTTGCACTGGAAAAAAACGTCCAGAGTCGCTTGCACCGCGTCATGCGGAGAATCAGCCTTCTTCGATTTTCTTATTCAAATCGAGAAGTTCTCTTTCTGCCATAGCAAGCCCTTCAATAATGCCACAACATTTGGAATATTCATCAAAGTTTTTACAACCCCCCGCGCTGAGATGGTCGGCGGTGTCGTTCATCATAACCCGTATTCGCTCACGCAGCGCCTGAAGAGCAGGATTGCTGAAGACCTCAGTCATACCTGTCTCTTTCGCTTATCTCTCTGGTGCGATCATCAATCATTATTTCCTTGGCGATCTGCACCCCAAGTTTAGCGCCTTCGAGTTTATCCTTGGATACTATTTTGTTGGCTTCAAGCTCTTCGCGGGTATTAGTCTCGGCAATCTTAACGCCCAGCTTCGCACCCTCAATCTTCTCGTCAACGGCTAACTTGTCACGCTCAAGGTCATCCTTGTCAGCGGCCTTTTTAAGATCAGCCTTGATCTTGGCCATATCAACCTGCACCCTGTCAGCGGCCTTCTTCGCTTCCAGCTCAAGCTCGGCCTTCTGTAGTTGCATGACCGGGTCTTCCTGCTGGGCTGCCATCTCTGCGGCCTCAGCCTCCTGAATCGTTTTCCCTGTTAACTGGGCAGCGGCAGGGCCGACAAGCTGTGACAGACGGTATTCAATGTCCTCCGGCAGACTAGAATCAACCGGCGGTAACGCTACTCCCAGCTCTTTCTCGATATCTCTTCGATACTGGAAGGCCACATGTTCCGCTATATGGGCGGTAAGAGCAGCCTGTTTCGTCTGGGCATCTGGGGCCAGATTAAGCAATTCGGCTAACTTCGGATCGTTCATAGCCGCGACATGTGCCTCTATATGGGCTTCATGGTCTTGGTATATAAAGGCTTTTACTGGCTCACCAATCATCAAGTCCATATTCTCCGAAATCGGATCGGTTGGCTTCATGTCGTCGGTACTCGGCACGATCTTCTCTGCATCCCTGATTCCAAGCACTTCCAGCATCTGGCGGTGCAACAGAGGCAGGTCATACATCTGCGGAGCCTGTGCAGATAACTGCAACGCGGCCTGATATTGCATAATTCGCTGCGCCATAGTACCGGAATTGGGGTCACTCACCGGAATTATGTCTACTCGGTCATCAAAGTCCTCGGTAGTGACGGCATTCTCTTCACTTCCATAGGGATATTCGTTAGGGCCGTAATCCTTGACGATACCGGAAAGAATTTTAAGTTCTCTCTTCATCGCCGCATGAACACGGGCCTGAACGGCGCTCAATACCTTCATTTCGCGCTCAAGTAGCGCCAATGTTGTCCCAACCGGCGCTTCACCGTTGATATCAGACGCTTTTACGTCGGCTGCGGAGGCAAAACGCCTGCCATCCTGTACAATTTCCTGCAACATCTGGTGAAGTACGGCAGATGGCTCTTTATAGGGCAAAAAGGTGATATTGTCGCGGATTACACCGCCGGGAACGTCCACATCGCGGAATTCTCCGGGCATAATCGGCGAATCGTCGCCTTTAATCCGTAATCCACGGGCTTTTAGCCCGCCGGGGAGGTTGGCAAGCGTTCCCGCGTCAACTAATTGACGCAACAGGGAGGTTGCCGACTTGGTCAAGCCCCCAATCATGTGTACCAGCCCGAATCCATAGAAGCCAAGGCCCGGTAAGTACTGGTAATGGACGAAATGTTGACGCTTTAGCTTTAATTCATCATCTTCATGCCAGTTACGACGGATAGCAAGCACCTGATTGGAGCTTTTGTCCACTGTAATGACATAAGGCAGCCCGATTTTGGTGGGTTCCCCGTTATCCAAGTCCTCAAAGCCGGGCAAATCCACATTAACCATGATCTCAAGCAGTGTGTGCCGTTGATCTACCTCGTAACTAGGACTGTCACCAGTGAGCTTGCTGTACTTGGCAGCTATTTCAGTAGTATCAGGGGCTGGTACAGGCAACTCAATGTCTGCATAGAACCCCATTTGCTGTAATTTCAATACCTCGTTAGGGGTTTTCTTCATTACATGGGTGGCACGTTCACATGTTTCGAGGTCTGCCGCCCCGTAACTCACTACAAAGTCCTCGGCCGGTACAAACATAGAACAGGGCCGCCCCAAGCTCGGGTCGTAATACACTTTCCTGAAGGCTGAGCCTGCAATCGGTAAAGAGAAAAGCAGCTTTTCCGTTTCGCCACGGTATTCGGTCATCTCTACCGTCATCAGGTAATTGAGGTAATCCTGTACCCGCTCTGCCTGCTTGGCCTTCTTGTCGGTAATCTCACCAAGGATCGTGGTCTTGGCTGGGCCGCTGGCAGGGAATATCTCCATGATGGTCTGCGACTGGAATCTGACCACCGCCTCGGCCAGCATCGGGTGAAAAACCCCACATGCTCCGTTCCACGGGGTGGTTCTATCTTCAAACCGCATTCCCAGCAGGTCTAGCCCCTGAATATAAGACTCTTCCCAGTCATGACGGCTTTCCTTATCCGCGTTATAGAGGTTAACCAGCTCACTGCCGAGCTTCATCAGCTCGTTGTGATCCATGAAATCAGCAAGGTTATCACCGTGTTCGGTGCTTACCTCGTCAGCATTGGGATCAAAATCCACAAGAACGGAACCATCTTCATCGGTAATAGTCACCGCTTCAGGGTTCACTATCTCAATCTGAAGTTCTTCTTCCTCCGGTTCTTCCAGAGGATATACGCCTAACGGACTGTCTATTGCCACTAAGTGTTTTCCCTGAACTGACCACCTCTAAGTGCTGCGCCCATACCGCGAGCGGTAATAGTCTTAACCTTTGGAGCGCCCATGTTAAGGTTCACTCCAGTAGTCGCAGGCGCTCTACCGCCCTTCTTCAAACCGCGCCTAGTAGCTGTCTCTTTTGTCGTGCCTGATACCAACCAAGGTGCTGCCGCTCTCTTTGCTGCTGGAGTGGGCCTCTTGATTCTAGGTCTGGTAGGTCTATCAGCAGCGGTTCTGCCACCTCTCTGCTTGGTCTTCTTACCTTTGTCCATCGTACCGACAGCCGCATACTTGCGGCGACCTTTCGCTTTCTCCATGCCTTCACTTTCCTTACGACGACCTGCCATCCCACCCTTGGCCCT